GTCTTGAGGTTGGCACATCCAATCTTTTTGACAGACTTAGTTGTTTTGACACCAAAAGCTACAGATCGTCTAAAGCCAGCAGAAATACTTTGCCCTTTGATGTGGTGATGTTCAAGTTTGTAGATATTTTCATACTCTAGATCATAATGCAGAATGTCCACGACTTGTTGACCTACGTTATTTGTTTCAATCAGTACATACGCTTGATTGTAACGATTGGCAATTGCATAAATGAATGTAGGTAAAAACAGCAACGGCAACTTGTTATTTCTATACCGAGCAACTTGTTTATATGGTGCTTCAGTAGCATCAATAACATTGATCGTGTGGTAATCTAAACCAACACCCTCAGAGCAGTCTACAGTAGCAATGTATATACGCCCTGGTTTTGGATCTTCATAGACAAAGAAATTGCCATCATCATCAATTCGCATTGGATCAAAGAATGCCAATGATCGCAGTTTTGCACCAGAAATGAGCGTTGCTGAAGAACCAATGAATTCAGTTTCAAACTCCTGCCTGAACTGCTCTTCACTGGTATTCCGTATTGTTTCTTCTTTCCACTTTTCATCACGCCCCGGTACATTTGACCAGTGGATTTCAAGTGTTTTGTAGTTTGAACGTTTCTCAATTGCATCTGTCCACATTTTGTAGAACAGATTCAGTCCATTTGGCGTAGAAACAATAATTACTTTTGAACTTTTACCAGACGAAATAACAGGATAAGTAGATGTAAAGAAGTCTACAGCCATGTTGTGAGGTACAAACGCAAACTCATCAAGAAAGATTAGATTGTATGAACCGCCTCGAACACCTGCTGCTGACGTTGCATATGCATATATCTTTGAACCATTTTCTAATTCAATCGACCGCTTGTTCCAGTTGATGATACCTTGTTGTAGCCAAGAAGGCAAATACTCATATGCTTTTTGTATTTTGGCTAGAATGTCTTGAGCAAGTTGAAGTTTGTTTGCAAGAATACCAATTACAAACTCTTCGTTGAACAATGCAGACCATAACATATAACCGACAGTCGTGGTTGTGTTATGAGATAGGAAGTCACCAGAATAGAACCGATGGTCTTCAGTATCAACAGTGACATCAAACATGTGTGAAGAGTTTGATGTCTGTGTAACTCTTTTGACCAGTTTAGGTCCTGTTCTTGTCATCACAAATGATTGATCAGGAATCAGTGCATGAGCAAATACTTGATTTAGATTTTCGTCAAAGAGGATGTGAGTATCTGCACAGACTAAACTGGAATCATCAGTCTCAATAATCCATTCTTGATATTCTACTGTCTTGTGAATGTGTGTTATCGGTACCCAACCCGTGTCGGATTCTATTTCCCATTCATCGCCAATATCAATGGAATCTACAAACTTTCTTTCTACTGTTTGAGAAAGGTCAAGCATTTTTCCACCGTTCTTTTTTTATCATTTTTATAATCAAGCTCATTGATGTGTAAAACTTCATATCCATTATCGGATAAAATTGTATCTCTTTCAATTTCTCGTTCTTTATTTCCATGACCAACTTTGCCATGCCAATATGTGCCATCAAACTCAATAATTTTTCTCTTCTTTGTATCAATAAAATCAGGTAAAATTACTTTTTCTAATTTCAATTTCAATTCATTATTCGTACCAGACAAATCTTTTTCTTTATTATCATTCAGTTCCGCAAAAAAGATATCGCTGGAGTTATCAAGGCATTCAAATATTTGCCAGAATAATTCTTGTGATACTTTAGAAAAGTTACTCTTCTTATAGTTCTTGTGCCATCTTTCTTGTCTATTCAACCAAATCTCATGACCTTTTTCTTTACCATACTTGGCTATACATTTATCAAGTGAAAATGTAGACTGTCTTTTCGCTAAAAGTTTCTCTGCTTCTTCTACATTACCGTTTGTTTTTTCTAACCAATAAGAAAGCTTTGTTGTATCTTTGTTTAGCTTCTGCTTATTTTCTTTTGCTTTTTGTTTCGTTACTTCAACATTCTTTGTACCATGAATGTACTTTTCGGAGAATGGTGAGAACTTACCACCGTGTTGATATGCGGGGTTCTTGGTACCTTTTATTCTTTCCGACTGAAGTTTCAAGAGAGCATCTGACCGAATGGGCATGTTTGGATACAACTCTTTGTACTGTGCTGCTTTGATGTTGTGCTTACGGAAGATGTGACTGGTCAGGTCCTTCATCGTTTGACCGCATATCTTGCAACTTACGCTGGCGTTCATAAAACTCTCCTATCGTCATCTCTACTACTTCACCGGTCTTTTTATTACGTAACCGTACAGGAGTATTTATACAAAAACACTTCCCAACTTGGCGGGGCATCTTTGCAATGACAAAACGATTGCTGTGGAACTCTTTGACCATGTTCTCTTGAAAGTCCCACATTTCAAATGGAACAAGACCACGGTCTACGTTGACGATCTTGACGTAGTTGCGAATAAAATACACTGGATCTTCAGTGCATTTTACAATTTCTTTGAGTTGTTCTTCAGTATAGGATAATTCAACACCGACTCGTTTGAGCCTTGCATTGCCTAAGTACCCGTCGTCCATAATTTACCTCGTAAAACTCTTCAACATCCATCCATGTTTTTGGTGTGCATCTAGAATGTCTTGAAGAAAGTTACCTACTGCTGGTTCGTCAGCAGCATCAGCTAATGCAATACCAGTTCGTAGTTCTGTGATATATCTATCGTTGTCTTGAGATAGTTCCGACATCATAATCAGTGCTGAAGGTATGGCATTGACATCTTGTACTTTTGAAAGTTCGTTCATTCTTACCAGTGTTGTCGGTGCATATGAGTTCAATGCACGAATGTGTTCTGCAATTGCATCAGTTTGTTCGTATACCGCTGCGTAGTATGCACCAAGAAAGTTGTGGTATTCGGCAAAGTTTGGACCTTCTACATTCCAGTGAAACGAATGTGCTTTGAAATACAAACCAAAGTTTGTACCCAGAATAATCTTCATTTGTTCTATTAGCTGTTCCATAATTATTTATTTCCTTTTATCATTTTGAGTAATTCGTTAGTGGAGCCAACAAAGACTGCTTTATCTATGTTGACTCCTTTACTAGTTTCAGATTGAGGTGCAAGCTCTTTTTTTCTTTTCTGTAACTCTAGTAAATCTTTATTCATCTCAGCTAGATTTTTCATCATCGTAGCCAAGACTTCATATGCACGTGGTGATTCCGATTGATTTGCTACTGAAGCAAGTTCAGTCAATGCTTGATTACCATTTGAGATAAGATCGCGCATGTTGTTTCTTGCGAACTCTGTATCAGCATCAATCTCATTCGTACTGGTATCTATAATAGCAGGTAAAGTCTCAACAGGTTTTTCTTCGATAGGTTCTACATCAAAGATTTCGGATAGATTTTTATTCAGTTTTTTCATAGTGTATTAGGCCATCTAAGTATTTCCGTGTCATAACCATAGTCTTCTTCTGGTGTAAATGAGAATGGGCTTGGTGTAACAATAATTGATGCAGCATTGATTGAGTTTACATCCAGTGTTGAAACGTTGTATTTTGCACCAGAATAATCCCCTCTCAAGACATAACCAGACTCAATGTTCTTATTGCCATCAATAATTACCAAAGTACCCAATGCATTGTTACTGAAGTATTCTACTGTACCAAAGAAACCATTTGCTGTGTCACGAATCGTTTCTCCTGTCGTAAACACATTATTACCGTTTGCGTAGTCAACATATACAGTCTGATTTTGTCTGTCAGACAAATCAATAAGCATATTTGTATTTGCTCTGCGAATGATGCCTTGATTTTTGACTGGTGGCCAGATGAAACTCTTTGCAGTAAAAGTCAAATCCCAAATAATTAATCGTGTTGTGCCATCTGCATCCACACCCTCATAATCAACAGTAGACGATACCGAATTGAGTATGATTGGTACATTGTGTTTTTGACTCATTGAAGGTATGAAGTTCACAACTACCGTAAAGTCTGGTGTAAAGAAAGGTAATATTTGTTCAAGTATTTGTGTGCCATCTTCTATGTTTCGCGCATAGATTGATAAACTAAACTCAAAGTTATACGGCACAGGAACATATTGCGTATTTGTAGTTGTGCTGTTTGCTGAACTGAAGTTCTTGATCGTAGATATCTGTTTTCGTGTCGCATCATATTCCAAACTGTCAAGATTGAATGACATACGAGGAACCAATGTATTGATCGTTTTGACGAGATTAGGATCAGAAGTAAGGCGTGTGATATAACGCTCTTTTGCACCATATGATAACGGTACTTTCAGCTTTTCTTTTGGAACACCTGCTTGTGTGTAACGAACAAGTTCAACATCATTGAAAATGGTGCCAAACGTTACAACCATCTTTCGAATGGTACGATGATAAAATTGTGAATTACCTAACATCAAGGTTCTCCAAACGGATTGACTTCAGTAAAATCAATGATATTATCACTAGCTGCTTCAATTCGTGCATTGTCAATGATATCTTCAAATGCAGTATTCTGTGTTGCTGCATCAGACACTAACGTAATTGACCAGTTTGCATTTGATGTATTTCCTTTTACTGGCAACGTAGAAACAAAGTCGCCCTGTGTACGGTAAATATCAATATGAGTATTTGGATTGAAATCATAAACAAGTGCTTGTGCAGTTGCGTTCGCAAGATTAGCGCCTTGATAAACAATTTCATCATTGACAAACTTACCTGTACCACCAGAAGTCAATGAAATTCTAGTTCTTGGATAATATGCTCTCATCGTATTATCAATCTCTTCAATACCTGTTTCAATAATTTCTGAAGAGAACACATACTGTCTCATTTTCAATGCATATACGTATACATTACCGCCACGTCCACGTCCTAATGTATAGTACATTGCTTGATTACTTTCATGCTCAACATATGTGATTTCATATATTGAAGTCAACATTGGTATATAAACTAAATCGCCTTCACGTGGACGATTATATCCATTTACAGAATATCTAAATCTCAATCTTGAAACAAGAAAGGTAATTTCATCACGGATTTCTAAACCAAACTTTGATAGAAAATCTCCTTCACCTTCCATGCCAGTTACGTTCTCAAGATACATTTCAAGTGGACATGCTGTGCGATATTCTTTGAGAGTATCTTCACCAAATAGATAATCTACTTCGTCACGTGTTGTACGCGGTAAATAGTAAACATCAATACCATATATCTTGAGTGCTTCAATAACCAAATCTTCAACCAATAACTGTTCTGGAGTAACAGAGTTACCGTTACCCAAACGTGATGGAAATGGGTTGAAGTAAAAATTAGTTGCCATTATCCAGTAAAGATTTCAGATGGTAGTGAACCCATTTGATAAATCTCTTCTTCTAATTGTTTGATTTCTTCTGTTGCTTCTTCATAAATCTTTTGACCGTTGAGTGTAACACCACCTGGCATTTGAATGCCCTCAAACTTTTTGAGATTGTTGCCCCATTGTTGTTTGATCTTTGCAGTTGCTAGTTGTTTCAAGAATCTATCATTCCATACATCTGTTGTGCCTTCAATTTGAATTGCAGAGTTATCGTGCGTCAGCGTAGGTGCACCAATCAAAGTAAGACTTGTAGGAGACTCAATGTTACCTACTTGTTTTGATTCACCACCAATGGTAATGAAATCAAACGGTACAATTTCTTGATCAAACTTCGTACCATAACCTGTAATTGTATTTGATGATGGGCTGCCCGTTACTGTGCCTGTAAGAATGACTGTCTCTGGTTGCATCACACGATAGCATTCTACCACAACCCATTCTCCTGGTTCAACATCACGTGACCAATCAATATCAAGAAACACTTTGTTTTGATGACGATTGAAACGGAATTGTGGTGTGCCAGAGAATAACAAGTTCAATGTACGAAGATG